AAAATAAAAAAGATTCGACAACCTAAAGTTGTTCAAGGACTCCAGGGTACAGAACTTGATACTTCTGGATTCCAAGAATACTATGTCTTCAATGAAAGAGGTATAGCAGGTGGTAGCGGAGGCGCTTCAGTTCAAATTTCTAATGATTCTATTTCTTATGTTCATTCTGGTGTATTAGATGCTGATAGAAAAGTAGTCCTAAGTCATCTCCACAAAGCAATCAAACCCCTTAATCAATTACGTATGCTTGAAGACGCGGTGGTCATCTACCGTATCTCACGTGCTCCTGAACGTAGAATTTTCTACATTGATGTTGGTAATCTACCTAAGATCAAAGCAGAACAGTATCTACGTGATATCATGAATAAATATAAGAACAAATTGGTATATGATTCCAATTCTGGTGAAGTTAAAGATGAACGTAAGCACATGAGTATGCTAGAGGATTACTGGCTTCCACGTAGAGAAGGTGGTAGAGGTACAGAAATTTCAACGTTGCCTGGAGGGGAGAATCTTGGTGAATTGGCTGATGTTGATTACTTCAAAACAAAACTATACAAAGCACTCAATGTTCCCCCTTCTAGATTAGAACAAGATTCAGGATTTATACTAGGTCGAGCTGAAGAAATTTCTAGAGATGAGGTTAAATTTACTCGTTTCGTTGAGAGATTACGTGCTAGATTTAATATTTTATTTCAAGATATTCTTGAAAAACAGTTACTTCTCAAGGGAATTGTTTCTTCTCACGATTGGTTGATGATAAAAGATCAAATCATTTATGAGTGGCAGACCGATTCTCATTTTGCGGAATTAAAAGATGCTCAAATGATGAAAGAACGATTGGGTATTTTAACTAGTGATATGGGATATCGTGATGATGTTGTTGGTAAATTCTTTTCTATAGAATATATCAATAAAAAGGTTCTTAAATTGACTCAAGAAGAAATTGATGCAATACAAGATCAAATAGAAAAAGAACAGGCACAGGGTGATATAAAACCTGATGAAGAACAATGGGGAGAATATGATCCATCAAAAGATAGGCCTGATCTAAAAGTAATAAGTAATTAAAATTTATAAATAGTATAAATATTATAAATATCTATTAATAGAGGAAAAGTTATGCCTGAAGCAGCTAGAGTTAGTGATATTGTGTCTATGTCCATAGGTGGAGATAGCTCAGAAGTGAAATCTGCAATAGGAGATGTACTTCAACAAAAAATAACAGTCGCATTGGAAAATAAGAAAAAAGAAATTGCGCAAACTTTTTTAACCAAAACGGAAACAGACCCGAAAGGGCCGGAAAGTTCAGAGGAAATAACAGATGGCAGCTGAAACACAAGTACTACTTAATAACGAAAAAAAATATGTCGCAAAATTCTTTTCAGATGCAGATGAAGGAGATGTTAAGAAAATAGATGTATCGACACTAACATGGGCCAAACATACAATGACCCTGTCTGGAGCATCAACAGAAAATTTTAAAATTGGAGAAGTAATTTCCACCGCCGCAGGTCATTCCGCAGTTGAAAATGGATCAGAATTTTTCATTGTTACAGGATTTGTATCAGGAGCAACCACGGTTGAAGTTGTTGGATGGGATTATACGAACAAAAAAGCCCTCGCAATTGATGACAGTTGTTCAAATGGAGATAAAATTGTAGGAAGTGTGACAGGATTACACACAGAAACAGTAGCAAATAGTGGAAACTTAACAGAACACGATTACGAACTTTTAGTTACTAAGATAATGTGGGCAACAATTGGTTGTCAAGTTGGAATTCAATGGGACGGATCAAGCTCAGAAGCATATATTGGAGAATTTGGAGGTAATGGAAGTTGGTCTTTGCCTGGAATGGAATTACCGGGAATTTCAAATAACGCAGCCGGTGATACTTCTGATGTTTTAGGAGATATTCAATTCACTACAGAAGATCAAGCTGGTACTGATTCTTATACAATCATAATGGAATGTAAGAAACAGGCACCAGGATATGATATTCCAAACTATGAACTAAATGCAAGATTAGGATTCCCTGTTGATTTCAAACTAGGAAATTTCACATAATAGGAGAAAAGTAATGAGACTTATATGCGAACAACTAGAAGATGTAGAATTTATATGTGAAGCTTCATCAAAGGGGAAAGATTACTTCATTGAGGGTGTATTCATGCAAGCCAATGTGAAGAATCGCAATGGTAGGTTGTATCCTAAAGAAATATTAACTAAAGAAGCCAAGAGATACGAACAAAATTATATCAAACAAAACAGAGCTTTTGGTGAATTAGGTCATCCAGAAGGACCGACTGTCAATCTTGAAAGAGTTTCCCACATGATACAAGAACTTAAAGAGGATGGGAACAATTTCGTAGGTCGAGCCAAGATTATGGATACACCTTATGGTAAAATTGTAAAGAATTTAATCGATGAGGGCGCCCGGTTGGGTGTTTCATCTAGAGGAATGGGCTCCTTAAAGCCTATGGGGCGCAATTGTAGTCAAGTACAAGATGATTTTTATCTTGCAACTGCTGCTGATATTGTGGCAGATCCTTCTGCACCTGCAGCATTTGTTAATGGTGTTATGGAAGGAAAAGAATGGATATGGGATAATGGTATTCTAGATGAACGCCATGTTGCCCGAATCGAAAAACAAATTAAACTTTCTCGGAAAAATCTAGAAAAAACACAGATAGATGCTTTCGAAATGTTTATCTCAAGTTTATAAATTTACTAAATAATACACAAAGTAAAACACTTAAATTAGAACAAATTAGGAGATTTAAATGTCTGAAGAAATTTTGACCCAAGAGTCTGAAGAAATGACAGAAGAAGAGCTTTCTGAAAAAAAGAAAGTTGCCGCTGAGCAAGATTCTTCAGATGAAAAAGAAGAGGAAGTAGAAGAAGCGAAAACTTCTAAAGCCTCAGTTAAAAAAGAACAAGAAGATGAAGAAGATGAAGAAGAAGAGCCTGCAGAGGAAGAGAAAAAAGTAAAAAAGGAAGAAGTTATTCCAAAGACTAAGAATGGAATGCTGAAATCTGTTTACGAAAAACTTAATAGTCTGAAAAAAGACCAACTAGCAGCACAGTACGAAACTATTCTTAAAGCTACTGATCTCGTTACAGAAGATGATGAGAAAGAAGAAGTTGAAGAAGAAGTTGAAGAAAAACGTACTAAAGCTGCAGTTAAAGCAGAAGATCTTAACATCGATGTAAAAGATGATGTTGAGGCACTTGTACAAGGTGAAGATGGTTTAACAGAGGAATTCAAACAAAAAGCCTCTACTATTTTCGAAGCTGCAGTACAAGCAAAAGTTTTAGAAGAAGTTAATAAAAAAGCTGATGAAATTGAAACTCAAATGAAAGAGGATCAAGATAAGTCCGGCGAAGACTTCAAAAAAGAAATGACCGAAAAAGTTGACGGTTATTTAACTTATGTTGTTGAAGAGTGGATGAAAGAAAATGAATTGGCAATCGAAAGAGGAATTCGTTCCGAATTGGTTGAAGATTTCATGACCGGACTTAAAACTCTTTTTGCAGAGCATTATATTGACATCCCTGAAGAGAAAGTTGACATGGTTGATGACTTATTCACAAAAGTCGAAGATCTTGAAACCTCTTTGGATGAAGAGATTAATCGTGGAGTAGAACTCCAAAAAGAATTGGCTCAGTTCAAAAAAGATGATGCCATTAGCGAAGTCACAAAAGACTTGGCCGATACGGAAACCGAAAAAATTTCCAAATTAGCTGAAGGTATCGAATATGAGAACCAAGAGCAATACATTGAAAAGTTAAATGTTCTTAAAGAAAGTTATTTTCCTAAATCTGATGCTGTTACTTCAGAGATCACAGAAACGGATGAAACAATTGAAGTTCCTGATGAGAAAACGGAAGTAAAACTTCAAGAAGACATGGAACATTATACATCAGCGATAAAACGCTATAATTCATAATAATTTTTAATTTTATAACCTTATAGGAGAAAATATGTACCTAGCTGAAGACCTTCAAAAAAAGTGGGGTCCGGTTCTTGGTCACGAAGATCTCCCTCCGATTAAAGATAATTATCGGAAGGCCGTAACAGCAGTTCTTTTGGAAAACCAAGAGAAAGCTATGCGGGAACAAGCCAGCCAAGGTGGCGGAGTGTTTGGGAATATTCAAGAAGCGGCTCACGCAAACAAAACGGGTGGAAACATTGATACCGTTGACCCTGTCTTAATTTCGTTGGTTCGTAGAGCTATGCCTAATCTCATCGCCTATGATGTTTGTGGAGTTCAACCGATGACTGGTCCTACCGGACTGATCTTCGCCATGAAGTCTCACATCACATCTCAGGCCGGTGTACAGGCAGCAGACTCTGTTGAAGCCGACACATCCTTTTCTGGTAGTGGAACACATTCCGCTAACAGTAACCCCGCAGATGCCAGTATGACTACTGGTACTGGTACCGTAACAGCGACACAAGAAGCTGATGTTACAGTATCCGAAATGGCATTCGCGATTGACAAAGTAACTGTTACTGCTAAGTCACGTGCACTCAAAGCTGAGTACACAATGGAATTGGCACAGGATCTTAAAGCCGTTCACGGTTTGGATGCTGAAACTGAACTTTCGAATATTCTGTCAAGTGAGATCTTGGCTGAAATTAATCGTGAAGTTATGAGAACCATTTATACAAACGCAAAGACTGGTGCACAACATAACACCACATCCGGTGGAACTTTTGACCTTGACACAGACTCAAACGGACGTTGGTCAGTTGAGAAGTTCAAAGGGTTAATGTTCCAGATTGAGCGTGAAGCTAACGCAATTGCTAAAGATACTCGCAGAGGAAAAGGTAATGTTCTCATTACTTCTTC